TATACGGATAATTTTTTAAATTTAATAATTTATTAAAAATATTATTATATATTTGTCAAATAAAATCTATTGTTGTGAAAACAGAGGATATTAAAATTAATAATAAGAGTATTACTTTCCTAATGGGGAGTAATACTTTTTTATATATATACTAAATGAATTGGAACTTTTTTGGAAATAAGAAAACTTCTCCAAGAGGATATGCACAAAGCGACAATGATGGAGCTTGGTTAAGTTATTTTAACCAATATATGCAAAATGCTAATGGCGGTAGATTAATCAAATTTGACCAAAGTAATGCTTATGAATTAGCAAATACGATAGCCGAGATATTTATTCCTATTGATGCTATTGCAGAAAGATGTTCTTCATTAAGATACGATATTATTGATGTTAATACAAAAGAAGTAATAACACCACAAGGAAATTTAAAAAGATTATTAAATAGTCCAAATCCATTAGATAGATTCTCAGATATTATATATCAAAGCATATTTGCTGAATTAGCAGATGGAAACAGTTATGTTTATACAAAAACTGCTGATAGTATTGTAAATCCAACTTATGACAATATAAGTAATATATGGGTTTTAAAACCAAACGTTACTAAGCCAATTTTACATAAGCAAATATCAAATCCATTTTTGATGAAAGAAGTTTCAGACTTAGTGGATTATTATAGAACATTTTTCTTTTATGAGCATCAGATAAAACCTAGATATGTTTTACATACTGCTAATTTAGGAATAACACAAACAGGAACTGGTAGAAGTCCATTATTTGCTTGTGAGAAAAATATCAATAATATCTTAGCTGTTTATCAAGCAAGGTATAATGTATATGCTAAAAATGGTAATGCAGGTATATTAGCAAAAGCTCCAGTTGGTGGTGGTGGCGCATCATTACAAGAAGCTATTGATCCTATTACTAGAGATACAATGCTAAAAGACCTACAAGACAGAAATGGATTGATAGGAGATAAGAATTTTATTGGAATGTCAAGCGTTCCTTTACAATTTATCAAAACTTTAGGCACAATTAAAGAATTAGAGCCGTTTGATGAAACATTAGAGAACGCTATTAAGATTGCTGGTGTATTTGGAGTAAATAAAGAATTATTACCTAAAAAAGATAATGCTACATTTAGTAATCAAACAATAGCAGAGAAATCATTTTGGCAGAACGTAATTAAAGCATTTGCTAATGATACTGCTAAAAGTTTAAATAAAATATACTATTTGCCTGATAATTGGACTTTTATGCCTAATTTCACAGGTATTGAAGCATTACAAGAGGATAAAAAGGCAGGATTAGAAGCAGATGGCTTGTTTATTGATAATTTAGATAAATTAAAAGCTAATGGAATTGATATGACAGAAGCATATTTAACAATACAAGAAAGATACAATGGAAAATAAAGTAAAAGAATTTAAAGCACAAAGGGATTTGTTTAAAAATCCAGTATCTACTTTACTAGATGCAGAACGTGCTAGGTTAGAAATAACATCAGATAGAAAAGTAAAAGGATATGCTATTGTTTGGGGAAGCAAGAATGACTATAATGAGATTGTTCTTAAAGGCGCAACACTAAATAGTCTTAATGCAAGAGGCGTAGGAAGTACTAGTGGAAATCCTATATTGGTTTTAAATCAACATAGACAAACAGAACCTTTGTGCAAACCAACAATGTTAATGGAAGATGATTATGGTTTATATTTCGAAGGTGATGTGATTGAAGGTGTAGGTTATGCTGACGAAGTAGTTAATCAAGTAAATCAAGGTGTTTTAAGACAACTTTCTTATGGATTTAACTATATATGGGATAAAACTGAATATGATGCTACAATGGATGCTTATATTCTTAAAGAAATAAAATTAGGAGAAATATCTTTAGTAACATTTTCTAGTGATGAAAATGCGCAGTTAAGAAGTTTTAACCAATTACAAGAAAGAGCAGTTTTGGACAAATTTAGTACAGAACAAATAAATGACTTACATAATCTTTTAGCAACAAGAGCCGCGACGAACACTCAAGAAGAAGAAAAGATTGTTGAGATAAATACTAATAAAATAACAATTTTTTAAAAACAACAAAATGGAAAAATTTAATTTAAGAAGCGCATTAGAAAAAAATGGTGCAGCTTTAGATGAAAATCAAATCAAATTTGTATCTGCCTTTGAAAACGCATTAGAGGAAAGAGCAAAAGCGCAAGATGAAGCGTATTCAACATCAATGCAACAAGCATTACGTTCAGTACTAGGTGCTGAAAGCAAAGATGCTGCTGGAAATGTAGTAACTATTGCTGAGCAAATAAGAAGTATTGCTGAAAACGTAGAGAAAGTTGAAAAAAACAACATTAGACAAATTTCAAATGTTGAAAAATTCCAACTTCGTAAAATGGTTAAAGAGCAACACAAAGAAATTTGCGAAGCTATTAGAAATGGTAGTGATTTAGAAATCAATTTCAATGCTAAACGTGCTGCTGCTATTTATACAGCTTCTACTGCTGTTGCTAATGATACAGGTGTATTATTGCCATTGAATGAGAACTTTGAGTTTGAAAGTGAAATTTCAAAAATCAGATACCCTGAAAACTTTATATTAGATGTTATTTCTAATAGACAAGTTGCTAGAGTTCCTCAACAAATTATCAAAAACGAACAAGCTACTGCTGAAGGAGCTGTTGCATTAGTTGCTGAAGGTGGTACTAAGCCATTAGTATCTGATACATTTTTAAGAACACTTACTTTACGTAAGAAATATGCTGCTCACATCGAGTGGACAGAAGAATTTGAAGTAGACAACGAATTGTTGTACAACGAAATTCTTATGATGTTTGAAGAAAAAGTAATAAGATTTTGGAACAATGGATTAATTGGAACTATTGTTTCAAATGGTACTGCTTATACTACTTCTGTAATGGATGATACTTTAGTTATTCCTGACAATGGATTGGCTGTTATTGCTGCTCAATCTGTTATTAACGGAATGAACTTTAACGCAGATTTAGTTCTTATGCACCCAAGTGATATTGTAACTACAATGTTTACACAAGACACAGAAGGTAATTCAAGATTATTGCCTTACATGCAAAATGGATCAATCAACGGAATGAGAGTTGTTTCTTCTAACGCAATTACTTTAGGTACTGCAATCGTTATGGATAGCTCAATTTATCGTGAAATGCACTCTGAATTTATCTTACGTTTTGGTACTTACAATGACCAATTCATCAAGAATCAAAAATCAGCAGTTGGAGAAGTTTATTCTATTTTAAGAGTAGCTAAAAACAACTTGCCTGGAGCTATGGCATTTAGTCTTGCAACAGTAAGAGCTGCATTACAGAAACCATCATAGTAATTTTAAAACCTTAATATATGTCAAATTTTAGTATCAAAGAAGAAGAAGTAAAAATTGTAGGAACTGCTACATTCGATAAAGCATCGGATTATAAAGCGGTAGACTTAAATGGAAACACTTATTTACTACACAAAGTTCACGCTGATAAGTTAATCGGTAAAGGATTAGCAAAATTAGTAAAGGATGTTAAGATTAAAGAGAAAACACCTGAAATGACTTCAACCGTAATAGAGAAATAATGATAATAAATGCTCAATACTTTCAAACAAAGGAATTATATATTCCTAATTCAGTTGCACAACCAAGCATTGGGAGTGTATTACCGTCTGCCACAGCGCAATTAAACGAGGAAATAGAAAGTATTGAGCAATCATTGTTGCTTGATATACTAGGTTACGAACAGTTACAAGAGCTTATGGCTCAGTTTGAAGAAAATGGAGATTGGGTTGAAGATCCAAATCCAAAATGGGTTGATTTAGTTGATGGAGTAGATGATTGGAAAGGTTTAAGATATACTATTGGAACTAAAAAAATAAGTTTAATTGCTTATTATGTGTTCTTTTACTATCTAGGAATTGATTTTCAAACTTACTCAACTACTGGTATGCAAATACCAAGAACTGAAAATTCACTTTATAATAATCCAAGTGTAAAACAAACAACTGTTTGGAATAAGTTTATTAGAATGTATATTGGAGATGTTAGATATGGATTGCCTGTACTTGAAAATAATTGGAATGGAGATTTTCTTAATTTCAGCGGAAAAGTAATTGGAAATGAAGTATCTTTATATGATTACCTAATGAAAAATCGTGATTTATATGACACTACTTATTTTACTGTCAAAAGTCATATTAATTATATGGGATTATGATAGTTGTAGAAGAATTTTTAGATGGTTTATTTGATAATTTACCTTTAATAGATGGTTTTAAAAGCATTTATAAATGGGGTAACAAAGACCATTTATTAAAACAAATAGAACTATTCTCTAAAAGTTCGCAAACACCTTATCCTTTAATTTACCAAACATCAAATGTTAGTAATCAAGGTAATGATGAATGTGAAGTTAGTTTATCTTTAGTTTTAGCTTGTCGAAATACAAATGTAGACTTGACAAATGAACAACGTTGGGCAATGAGTTTTAGAAATATTTTAAATCCTTTGACACAAAATATTGAAAATATATTAAAAAGAAGTGGGCAAGTAACATGGAATGGTAATTATACAAAAACTGATTTTCCGAATTATGGAAACGGTGAAGAAAATTTTACTATTGACAAGTGGGATGCAGTCCTTTTAGAATTAACAATTAAAATAACAAATTTACAAACGTGTAATTAAAAAAATAAAAAACAATGGCAATATTAACAGGTACAGATTGTACCACAAGCAGATTAGGTAGCGGTTTAGAGAACTGTCAACCAATCGAAGGTTTACCAAATGGTGTAATCTTAACACCAAAAGGGTGGAGTTTAGATAAAACTTCAGGAACTTTCGATAAAGCATACGTTCAAGAACAAGTACAATTAGGAAATTTTGTTCCTTTAGTTGGTTGTTTTGAAGCGGTAGCAGAAACACCTGATGCAACTACTCAAGAAAGTCAATCAGGACTTATTGAAGTTGTAAGACAAGGGAAACCAGTTTTCACTTGTACTTATAAAAAGGGATTGGCTTTCCAAAAGATAGCTTTCTCTTATAACTCTTACCAACAATACGATGCATTAATTACTTACGAAACTGGGTATATTAAATGTGCAGAAAGTGTTGATGGTACATCAATAAAAGGTTTATCAGTAGGTATGTTAAATACTAACGGATATACTGAAAACAATGGTACAAATTCAGCATCAACTATCTTGAAATTCCAAGTTAC